GAGATATTTAAATTATCTTATTGGTTTTATGAAGTCAGTCTTCATAAGATGCATAAGTATACGTGGTTCTTCCAAAAATGTCTGTACCATGTTATCAGTGAACACACCTGATGCTTCGAATTTACCACATGAAAAACAAATATATATTCTTGAAGATTCAGTTTTATCTGTTTCGTATCCATATTGCCATTTTCCACATTCACACTCTCTTTTTTGTGTTCTGAGTCTTCGTGTTGTTTTTCTTCGCATATTATTTTAAAACATACGTTTATTAATAAGTATTTGGTTAGTATAACTAATGGGAACATCTTTTTACGTTTATGAGAATTTAGCTGAATTTGAAAAACTATACAAATATACAATGAAAGAAGAGGTGCATTGTATTAAAATAACTGATATGTATTTAAAACCTAATGATGTGTTATGGATAGTTGAAAAATATGATAAAATAAAAGAAAAACCACTTTTAGGTAGATCTATAGTTCATTTTAGAGATTCTAGCTTCGAAAAAAACAAACAAGGTGATGAAATTCTAGTATTACATGAAAAAGTTAAATTTGATCCTAAAAGAATGAAAGTACAATTCTTTCCAAAATTATTAAGAAAACCGTTATTTGAATTAAAATGTGATAGGTTTTATGGTAATGAAAACCTTAAAAAAGCAAAAAAGATAGATTATGCACATAGATACTATGATATCAATGCAGATAGAGTAAATCTGGTGTTAAAAGATGAAAATTGATTTATTTCTTGGTGACGTTGAGGATAAGTTAGATATTATCAATGAAAACTTAGTAGACCTTAAAAAACTCTTAGAATTACTATTAACACCACCTGACTTGAAAGAGTATGAACAATACAAATTAGAGAAACGTAAAAACTTAGGAGATTAATATCTATCTTTTGTTTTGAGAACCGTCAGTCATTAATATTTTCCAGTCTTTACCCAATTTCTTCTTCATTTTAATCCAAAATGGGTCTACACCAAACATTCCACCTTTTTTATTGTATTCTTTGGTAACATTTGCTATTCTTCTATGACAAGTTCTACAAAATCTTCCATTTATTTGTTCTATCTCAAATTTATATTTACCACAAAAGAAACATAAACCATACATTTTATGTGTAATTGTTGCTAAAAGTGGCTCTCTACCACGCTTTCCAGCACATTCACCACAAATATCTGCAATAGTAGCAGAAGTTGCATCTCTTTTGAAACAATTTATGCATATAGCCTCTTTGTAGTTATCTACATGAGTATATTCGTCTTTTTGGTGTTTTTCCCAAAGTTTCTTGGTTAGATCGTTTGCATTCTTGTTTGTATCTAACTCAGTTGCCACTAAGGTTCACCTTTTTTAATGCATCTTGTAGTATTATGTAGATATTATTACATGAATAGTGATCAACACCGTTTTTACGTACTGATTTTTTTATTTCTTCAACTGTATCATCAATAAGTTTAAAGTTAGGTGTGTATGCATTTGCTATTACTTCTGTTTTTAGATTATCTGCTACTGTTTTCACTATTTTTTTCTCTTTCTTACTAAGTGGTACTTTACCGAAAGGTGTATCTACTTTTTCATGAGGATTTTTCTCATATGCGTACATAGTTCCTGCATCTGCTCCTTTTGTTGTTTTAGTCTTCTTTGCCATCTTCCCACCTCCTTGTTTGTTCAAATTCTTGTTTTACTAGCTCTCTTGCTTGTCTTACTGTCATTTGTGCTGATTTTCTTAACTCATCAACTGTTTTAGTCTTAGTCCATCCAAAATCAACTGCTGTTTGTAATGTTTTCTTTACAACTTCAAAATTACTTGGTGTAATGCCGTCAGGGAAGTTCTTTTTACTCATTGTTGTTCCTGTTCCACTTGCTGGTGCACCTTGTGCAACTCCACCAGTATCTGATGGTCTAGAGTTTTCAGGTTCTCCTTGTGCTTGTTGTCTCTGTTCTTCTGCTTCACCTAGGGAATTACCTCTACTTCTACCTTCAATTTGACCCATTGAGTTAATTGGGTCTTTACTAATCTTATATTCACCTTGATGTGTTCTTGTAATCTCGAATCCCATGCCTTGTAATGCTTGCATATTGTTAATTTCAACACCATCTTGTTGTAGTTCTCTAAGTTTATCATTCTCTTCTCCTGCTTTTAATTTTAGATCCCAGTCATCTACACCAAACATTTCAGCTAATTTCTTAAAGAATGCTTTGTATAGTATGTCTTGACCCCATTTTACTGCTCTGTTTGTAATTGTAACTTGTAAACCTTCTTGTGACCATCCTCCTACCATTTCACCGTAGTAAAGTGGTAGAACACCATAGATAGCACCTATAATCTGTCTTAATTCTTGTCTAATTGCAATAAATTCTAATTCTTTTAATGAACCTGTAAAGTCTAACCATTGTGCCATGTTTTGTCCACCTTTATCTTGTTCAACAAGTAATGGATGTATCATGTAAGGGTCTTCAGTTGCTTTTTGTTCTAATGCATCCCATGATTTTCTAAATGTTTCATAGTTACGAGAAGCAATAACTAACATACCTCTTGGTGGTCGCATCTTATCAAAGTATTTTCTAACATACTCATCCATATGAGATAATGACATTGCTTTACTCCATACAGAATAAATTGGGCTATAACCGTAAACAAGTGATGGTTTATACTTACCAGCCTTCCAAACTAGTTCACCTTCACCATAAATAACACGTTTTGGTTGTGGTATACCGATTGAATAGACTGAATTCACTTCACACACTGCTTTTAGTGCTTCTGCACCACATTGATCACATTTATTTGATGAAAGTCGTGTATCACGATGTTCAAACCGAGGACATACAAATACTTTGTTTCTTTTATCATCATAACCAATTCTACCGTCACTATCTGCAATCATTGCAACTTGTGGAGGGTCTACACGAATAATTTCTTTAATTTCAGTTTTTCTTTGATCAATTTTACCTGATCTATCATCTACATAATAATTCTTTAGTAATAGCATGTATGCATTGTCTGCAATCTCTAAATCTCTCTCTAGTTGTCTACATACGTCTTCTAAACTTTGCTCGTTACCATTTATTGTCTTTGTCATTAAATCTTCAAGTTGTTTTCTGTGTTCTGGTACAGGTCTTCTTAAATCTTTAGAACCACATGTATCACACATTATAGGCTCTAATTTTTGTTCAGGTAAGTCCTCATTTAGACCTGCTGGAGTAACTTCATTTGTTGGTTTGTATTGAAACTCTTTACTACAGTTATTACATTTGTATTTGAATCTCTCTGTTATCTCAAAGCCATTCTTAAACATCTCTCTGTTAATGGTTTCAATAGGTATTCTGAGTGCATCTATATTATCTGCTAACTCATATATCATAATAAGTGGGAATGGAAAAATTGGTAATTTAGCACCTGTATCGGTACTCATATAAGGTTGTGAAATTGATGGTCTTACTGTAGATTCTGTATAACCCTTATTTGATAGACGGAATGCACTCTTAATGCTATCTACTAAGCCCATGAGTATTCATTAGTGACTACGTATATAAACTTTGTCCAGATTTGTAATGTTTTTGTTATCCACTATGTTCGGTTACTGCACAGTGAATGTCTCTACCTTTATTGCTTTTACAAGTGCAAGTACCATGTGTATGTTCTACATCTCCACCTTCATGTGAATGTGTTGTACCATCTTCATGTGTGTGTTCAGTAGATTTTCTATCTAATATTCCCATAGAAATAGTTATATGTGTTTATTAATAAAGATTTGTGTATCATTGGTGTGAGCTTGCATACTGTACTCAGAGGACTGACGTAGCGACTCAGGTGATACATTATATAGGTGATACTATAGAAACAATTATGGTAGAACTCAGTACAAAAGAATATAGTATGATATTCCGTTGGTTTGAAAGAGCATTCGCAAAAAATTCTCCAGCAGATATTCCATTAGACGATAAAAGAGTTTTTTGGAAACTAACGTTCTTAGCAGAAGACAAAATAGAGGAAGAGAAGTTAAGTGGTGCTAAAGAACACGAAGACACTTGATGCGAGCCGAAGGCGAGCCTTTAAAAAGGCAATAGTTGGTTTTCAAGAAAGATTTATAAGAGGAAACAAATACACTATACACAATGGAAAAAAACACCTACGAATATATCTTTGAAGAACTGCAAGAAATTGCAATGGATCACATGAGAGTAGCAAACAGAATATACTCATTAAAAATACATGTGACAAGACTTATGGAAAATAAAAAATTTGGCAATGATATATTAGAGTTTGATGATCCTATATTGGAGGATATATCTCATGGATAACGACAGAGATGGAATACTTCGAACCGTAAAACAAAAACAGAAATGGTATTTTGATTGGCACGTAATGTTAGCATTCTTTTTCATAGGCACAGGTATAGGCATACCATTAGGTATTGCAATGCTAGTATGGAGAGCATGGTCAGAGTACAAGGGTCAATTTTGGGAACGTAAACAGGAGATTGGTGACTTGAATAATACATCAGCAGAGGCGATAAAGTAATGGCAAGTCCTATACGAGATATATTAGATTTATTACATGAGGACTGGTTGCCTGATGATATAAGGAAAGCGTTACAAGGATTGATGATAGAACTTATAGAA